TAATCTGACCTTTATTCTTTAATCTTACACGAGTTGATGCGTGAAATGGAAGAGCCTTACCACCTGAAGTAGTATAAGGATCACCAAACATAGCACCTAACTTTACTCTTAACTGATTTGTAAATACCAAAGCTACTCTTTGTCTACCAATCATCTGAGTAATCTTTCTCATAGCCTTTGATATTACAATAGCTTTAGAAGTAGCCCAGCCATCTTTATCAAAGTCAGCATTTAACTCAACCTTAGTTGTAGCAGCAGCTAATGAATCTACTAAGATAGTTACTAACCTATCCTTATCTGATTCACGAACTTTAGTTACGATTTCTTCAATAGCCTCAAAGATATCTTCTACTGTTTCTAAGTGTAGATATAACATATTGTTTACATCAACACCAATTACCTGTAGAAAATCTTCACTTACTGCTGTCTCTGTATCTATATAAACAGCAACACCACCTTTCTTTTGAGTTTCTGCAAGTAGGTGTGCACCAACTAAGGATTTACCACTACTCTCCAATCCGTTTAACTCTGTAATCCTACCAACTGCAATACCACCATTTGGGCGATTTGAGATTGCTAAGTCTAACATTGTTGAACCTGTTGAGATAAACTCTTTTATGTCTGTTGGTGTTTTTTGTGCGCCATCTAAGAAGTATGCAACCTTATAATCTTTGAACTTTTTATTTAAGGAGTCGGCGAGAACTCCAGCTAAATCGTCTTTAACTGACATTTATTTCTCCTAATTAAATAGTGGGTGTGTCCGGCTTTTGTCCACGTGAATGGTGCACACACTCGGTTTTATTAGTGTTGGCTTCAACACCCACTATACTTTATTTACTTATTGAACAACTCATCGAAAGCAGCACTGGCATCTTCAACTTTTGCTGACTCAGCAGCAACAGCAGATTTTGGTGCAGTTTCTTTCTTCTCTTCACCTTCAGCAGCTTCAGGGTTTAACCATTGGTTAAGTACGCCTGTTAGCTCTTCATATGAGAGTTCTTGATACAATTCAGTTATGTCCTTTTGATTCTCTAAGAGGTTTTCTAGCTTTGCCTTATCTTCCACAATAGGTGTCTGATTAGGTTTAACACGAATAGCCGTCTTAGGAAAAGAAGCACCACTTTCCTCTGCAGTAATAAACTCTACTGATACATCACGTCCACTTACTGAATCTGTAATATCACCATAGTCTGGATCTGCAATAACGGAAAGTAATTCTTGATAGACTGTTTTACCAAAGCCCCAAAAACGAACACCTTGAGCTTCTTCACCACGAACGATAACAGGAGCAAAGGTTCTCATCTTAGCTTCTAATTTACGAGCCATCTGATACTCTTCTCTGTTTCCGCTTGTTTTAAGTTTTTGAGCAAACTCTTCAATTGGATCAGGACGACCAAATGTTATTGGTGATAGATAGGTTTTGTTATTCAAACCAAAATGAAAGAACAACTCAATGAACGGATTATCCTTATTATGCCTATATGGCAAAACACGAATAACCTGTTTACCAGGTTGTGGTTTCCAAAGATTTGAAGTTCGATTGTTTGTGGTTTGTAGCTGGTTAAGCCTATTACGAATAGAATTAATATCCATTTGTTAATCTCCTTATTTTATTATTTATTATTTATTTGTTAGTTACTTTCTGTAACAATAATATATATCACTTATTTTTATGAAATACAATTATTTTTTAGTTTTCTTGATAATCTTTTATGTCTACTATGCTGTGTATTTTAGTTGGTATTTTATTCAATCCTGTATCATTTGTAAGCAGTAAACTATTCTGATATTCTCCCCACGGGATAGGAAATCTTTTATCTAAGATACCACCATTAAGTTCTCTGATGACCTCATTAAGTGCATTGATTGTGTAGAGTGTGTTGCTTTGTTTCTTTCTATGTAGAGAAATAGTATTTGGAATATCTTCGGGATGATTATCGGGATCATACTCAACATTATATGTACAGATGAGTTGGTTGCTATCGTTGCCATTCTGAAACACATATACCTTTTCGTAAAGTACATCGTTACATAGGATGATAAGGCTTAGAATATCTTCTAACCTATCTTTCTGTGTGAATGTGCAGAGTAGTTGAGTTTTCATTATTTTAAGCGTTCCAATGTTTTTTAAATCTCTTATCATCTCTTATACTTTGAGATATAAGTGGCGTTCCATCTGAACGCTTTTTACTCAATAAAATTTTTACAAATTCTTTTTTCTGTGTTGTGTTATTCTTCTTTCCGTATACTAAAGAACCACTCTTCCCATCCTCTCCATCTCTCTTATTCATTTCTTTACGAGCTTCTGTCCAATATTGCTTATAAAGCTTTCTATCCTCAGCAGAAGCATCAGCCATAGCTAAAGCATAACCTTGATAAAATGCATCTGGACCCATATCACCTGTTCTCCTATCCTCTGCCTCAAAGTTTCCAGACAATCCCAATGATTGAAATATTCGTTTACCTATTTTAGTTTTTATTCCATTTATTGATTCAATGTCATCCTTATCTGTTATTTGCTCTTTTAAAGCATCCTTAACAAGTTTATACTTTTTGTTTTCCTCAGTAATCATATCTTCTAATATTTTTACCGTAACATTTTCTCCAAAATTAGCGCTAGACACCAATGGTCCTCCTGTTGAGTTTTTATTTAATTTAGGTCTTTTGTTTTCAGGTAACTCATCATAATCTGTTTTGGATATAGAACCTCCACCAGCCACTTCATAATGAACTTCATCCATAAGAGTCATAGATGTCTGTGTAGTTTGTGATTTATATTCATTTACCTTTCCCTTTCCTTTTTCTATAGCATCAAATTCTGCCTTTGTTTTGTCCTTTATAGAATTAATATCATCTTCAATCCAATCATCCATACTCTTATCTTTTTTAGTTTGATTAAACTTGCTAAGACAAAGCACATGATTAGCTCCATGTTCTCTGGCTCTCTTAACATCAATGTCGTTAGGATCGCCTGTATCTTTGTTTTTTAAACCAACTACGTGCTCTAAATCCATTTCTTCTAATACTAAAGGCAATCCTGAATAAGCACAAACTCCACCCTGTTCTTTAAAAACTCTCCAAACATGCAAACCTCTCTGCTTATTACCAACATTACCTCGTTTTTCTTCTGGTGGTTTGCCTGTTTTCCATCTTTTGTTGGTATCTGACTCTGGTTTTGTTTCATCATAATCATCATTTTCAAATTCAGAAACATCTGTTGTCACCGTACCATTCTCTCTTACATAACCAAGAAAATGTCCAGGACCAATTACCTCACCAGTTTTTTTATTTATTTTCTTTCCATTATTTATATGTTTATTTCCGCCATTTCCAGCACCATTAAGATACTGTTTCATTTTTGGTGGAAGAGCGTTATATGATTCTATTAGATCTTCTTCACTAATCTTTACTTTTCTAACCTTTCTAACTCCTCTCTCAACTTTTTTAGGATCTGCCTCATCGTATAATTCTTTTAGATTTTTTATGTTTCTAATTAATTGGTCACGATCAATCATAGAAAAGTTATTTTTTAGAAATCCGGAATTAACTCTCCCACCATATAAAAGACCGTATGCGGTTAATAACCCTTTATTACTATCAAAACTACCATCAAGTACAGATTTCTTTTTTAAATCATCCGGAAGTAATTCCAAAATAGCCTCATTGGCTTTCTTTTCTTCAAATTCATCTATAGTTAATTCTTTTCTAACTTCTTTATTTGGGATTCTTACTTTAGGATCTAATTCTGATTTAGCATTTTTTATAATTCTTGCTCTGATTTTTTTTCTTAATTCTTCTTTTCTTTCTTCAGCCGCCTTTTGCTTTTCAATATCAGCAGCCTGTTTTTTCTTCGCAGCATTATCTGAATTATCATAGTCAAATTTATTTAATTTAGAAAATCTATCGAAGTTGTCTGGATTTCCACTCAAACTTTTACCTGAGTTATCATCACCGCCCTTATCAACTTTTACTAATCTACCATCATCATTTTTAAATGAGATACCCTTTTCATTTTCTTTTCCATAACCTTTACCTTTCCAAATCAATCCCATCTTCTTAACTTTTTCTCTGTCTTGTTTGGATAGTGGTTTGTTTTCAGGTGCTTCCATCAAAGTATTTAGTAACTCAGCCCTAGCTTCTCTGCTCCAACCAAAATCGCTTAGAACACCTTCCAATAATATCAGCTTACTACTATTCTTTATATCAGGTTTACCATCGCTTGTACGATAAGACCATTCAACTAATATTTTATCTAAATCTTTTATCATTAAAAATTCTCCGTTATATCTTCCATATCATCGTAGTTCCAACCCTTACCTACCTTCACTGGATACTTACCCTTTTGTTCAATAATACCCTTTACTTTATTTAAAAAATCTATCCCATCCTTTAGATGAAAGTCAAATAAAAATGAGTCATAGCTATACAGAATCAATTTACTCTTATACCCATCTATCTCAGGCAATAGTTCTGTAAGCATACTCATATTGCTTTCTGTCTCCATTAGCTGAATAAGATAGTTAAACACCTTATTCTTACTCATATCAGATAGATTTTTCTTATATATCCTCTTATTATAAATATCAGATTCTATGAAATTATTGGATTTATACTTGTTCCAAACTCCATCCATATAGACTTGAACTTTAGCAAAGAATGGGTTGGATTTAATAACATCATCAGGTATGTGTCCATACAGGTACTGAAAGGATAGAGACTTAGCTTCATTGTAATCTACCCCATACAACTTAGCCATGTGTTGATGAACCGAGCCATCTGGAAATTTATAATCTATAACCTCACCGATTAGTCTTAGGTGATAAGCATCATAATCCATCTCTACCAACATGCCCTTTTTTCCATATCTACTTATAAACTTCTTTCTACTACCATCTGATTTATTAAGAGCAGCGAAGTTCATACCACCGAATCTATTGGATGGCCTGCCTGTAGCAGTATATGGATTGTATTCTGAGTATACCATACCTTCTGTGGTCTTTAATCCATTTCTTTCTATTTGATTTAGATTTTCTAACACATCAAAGTTATAAGTTTCAAATGTAGGTTCAGTATGTTTGTTGCCCATAATAGCTGGTATCTTCATAAGTTCAACCAGCTTTCTACACCATTCTAAATGTTTCATTATTGGTATAACACAATTTACATTTGGTTTCTTATAATACTTTCTATAAAAGTAATCATGAGCATTGGTTATAATATCATCTATCAGTAATGGTTGGTTCTTTTCTAAGTAGTGATTCATCTGAACATCATATGTACTTTGCCAATCAAAGAAGTGCAATAACTTCTTCTTATCATATGTGTATTTTCTTTTAGGAGACCAAATCATTTCCATATATCTTTCTACATCTAAGTTTATAGCATCTGTATGTCTGAATGGCAGTATGTACTCATTCAAATCACCATCTAATATCTTAATATACAATAAACATAGCTTAGTCCTCTGAGGATGTTTATTCTCATCGCATTGTATAGGTATAACAATAGAATTGCAATCATGAAACTCTTTATGAAAGCTTATAAATTCTTTTTCTGTTTCTACTATTACCAATACAATTTGCTCCATATCTCTGTCGTCTTAGGATACACCTTAAACATCAGATTTTGCAATACCTTAGCATACTCCTGTATTTCCCATTGGGATGTTTTTTCTGCTCTGAGCTCAATAAAATTTGCTATTGCTTGAAATGATGCTGTCCAATAAACTTCTGTGTATTGATTCAATGGAAGTATAGCTCTTGCTTGTTCTTTACCCACACCCATATCTAATAACTTTTGATATTGGTCTTTTACGTGGAGCATAGCTGTATTCCAATGTTGTAAAGCCTTATCTTGATCCTCAATAGCACCTTCTGTCGCTTGTTTGTTATCCTCTGATTGTTTTCTGAATACAGTCGGTGTATAGAAATCTTCTACTGGTACATAACGACCACTAATCTCATTCCAAGCGTGGTCTTTAGTAGCCGAGTTAGATGTAGTCTCAATACCAACAACGTGTTTATACCATTGTCTCATTACAAACTCTGGTGCTTTGATGTGGAACTGAACTTGAAGATGTCTGAATGGAGAGTAGTGTTTGTATTTAGCTAAATACCTAACTAATCTTTCATCTGACTTGTCGAATGTTTCTTTTCTTTTACCGAATGATACTCTTGCTGAATTGACAACTGTTAAATCATTTCCCAATGAATCCACAACCTCAATAAAGCCTTTGTCTAAGACTTCACTTTTTAACATAACATAACCTTTGATTTATAATATATATTAAATTAATATACCAAAATGTAAATTAATATTAACACATTTTTTCTTCATCTTCAATATTGCCATCTGCATCTGTTGTGTATGAGGATGAATCGGATACTAAACCACCGCCATCACCACTGCCATCGCCAAGACCTTCTGTGGAAGAAACATTTATATTAGATTGGGTTGTGGTATTGTAGTTAGACAAATCCATCATATTAGCTAATTTATTTCTAAGTCTATCCTCATCACTCAAATTATCCTCATATCTAAAAAATTGAAATGGTGTTAGTATATTACCTATGCTTGGCATAGTGTTTGAAACTGATTCGATTTCTCGTATATTCTTATCATAAACATCATCCCTCAAACCTGTTAAGTGCCAAGTTAGCGTAACATAAATATATAATGGAGATGTTTGAAAATCATTTTTATGAATTTCAAATGATGGCTGGCTTTCATCATTAGCTTGCTTTGCAAAATACCTAGCAAATGATTTTTTTTTATATTGTTTTTCTGTTGGTGGAGTAACTTTACTAATCAACTTTAATGGTGATTGTTTATTCAAAAAATTGTAATAACTAAATTCTGAGTTTCTGATTCGTATAGGATAGATTAATTTACTAAGTTTATTATGTTCTGCTCCTGTCATAAAGTGCTGTGTTATTTTAGAAGTATAGTGTATGTGATAAGAAGTTCCTTCGCTTACTACCCTACCATTGCCATCATAAAATTGAGATTTTTTTGCAGTCTGATTTTTTACTGCTCTCTCAGTTACTTTGTGTATAGCATTTATCTGTGGGTTGATAATAGGCAATTTATTTTTTCGAGCTTCAAAAAAACTTTGAAGTTCAAGATTAACCTGAACAATATTACCACCGCTGGTTGATGATGTATTGGTGTCAGCAGTAGTATTAGTACTAGTATTTGGTGATTGTCCTGCTGAAGCTGCTCCGTATGCCATTTTATTTCTCCTTTTTATTGATAGTCAGGATTATCATTATATAAACCATACCAATATGTAGACTGCTTACTTCTTATTAAACCTTTGTAGTTACTAAAACTGTAATTAGCATCTACTTCAGATTGTCCGGTTTCATTTGGTTCTTCTATATACTCATCCCAATAATCTTGCCTGACGCTAAAGTCTAATCTGTCTCTTACTAATTCATTCTGATTATTGTTATCATCACCGGTAAGATTTCCACTTTCATTTTTGTATAATGGCCTCCAATCTTCTCTTAATTGATATAGTAATGAATTTTGTTCAAAAGTTCCTTTATAAGTTGATTTTACTACAGTTATTTCTTCTTTTGTTTTAAGTATAGCAGGTGCTTTCTGTTCAACTATTTTTATTTTCCTATTGATTTTTATCTCCGGTGGTTTTTTCTTTTCAGGTGGCGTTTTCCAATCTTCCCAAAAAGAAGGATCTTCAAAATCTAATTCTTCGAGAGTTTCATCGGGAGCAATATCTTCTTCATCTATTTTTGTAGGATATTGTGGTCTAGTTCCCATAGGAAGTTTTGCTTCAAGCGTAAATGTATTACCTATTGATA